ATCATACGCAAGCTATAAATCTACCTTTTTTCTTGGGTGCACCAATATCTACCCAATCACCTTTTTTACCCTTGCCAAACCAAGCTGTCAAGCCTCCTTTAGGTTTAGTATTAGCCACGTTTCTTCCTCGCTTTTCTTATGGCTTCTTTACCTCTTCTAAAAATACCAACTACTTGTGTTTTACCCATTACTTTAGCCCTCTGTTCGCCAACAGTAAGTATTTGTATTTTTCTAGCAAAAGGCTTCCTAATTTTTTTAACTTTAGCCACTGTTGCCCTAGCATCAGCAGGGGTTGCAAATTTAATTTTAACTGTATCTTTTGGATTTTCATCAGTATATAACCTTCTACCAGAACCTTTTGGTTTCTTGCCTGTGCCCTTTTTTGGGTCTCTTTTTTTGGGCATTACCTAGGTCCATTTCCTTTATTATTGCCAGAATCATATTCCGTTAAAGCTTTCCAATAAGCTTTTGTTTTTATGTTTACTTTGTACCAAAATATATTCATGCCCCTAGGGTTTGAATTTTCACCTATCATTGCAAGAATACATAAAAATAAAACAATAAATAAAATAAATTCCATCGTAAATCAGGAACTACGGTACCCCCCTCCACGTTTCTTGTAAGTACGTACTAACCAACCGTTAGCATAAGCTGAAGGGTAAACTTTAAATTTACGTTTAGCTTCTGCTTTTACTCTTGCGTATAACGCTGGGTTAGTTGGCTTAGCACCACCTTTCTTTTTTCTTTTTGTAGTTTTTCTTTTTCCTGGCATTATGTACCTACCTGTTTTTGTGCCTTTTTATGGGCTTGTCTAAATGTATCACCCATCAACATACGGCGTTTCATATATTTCATATGTTTAGCAGTATGATGTTTAGAGTGACGCTTCATAGCGTTATCCTGACGTTTTGTCAGTTTTTGCTTCTTAACCCTCATAGAGGTTTTTTTTCTAGTTCTAGGCATTAAGCCATTCCTTTCTTTTTCTGATTTTCTATAGCAGCAGCAATAAAATCCCCTCTAGTTATTTCATTGGGATTACCATATTTACTAGCTAACTCTTTATCATTAGCACTACCTTGTTGCAAATTAGGTTCAAGTCTTTTTTCTTGGGTTTTCATATCCCCAATATTACCCTCGCCTTTATCTTTCATCATTCTAGTTGCACTCATATTTACCTCACTTTATTAAAAAATATTATACAGTATAAAATTCGTTTGCCATAAACTCATATAAAATCCTAAATTCTTCTAAGGTTAAAAAAGGTACATCCTTTCTAATATGCATTTTACGGTACTCATCATAAGCTGATTGTAGTTGTTTTTCTCTATATAATATCACTCTGATCTTGTAGATCACTCTACATTAGTCCTTCCTCTTATCTTTTAATTGTGACTTTGCTAGTTTTTCTTTTTCTATTAAATTAGGTGCGCCTAACATAGTCTTAAGAAACACATCCTGTCTAATTATCTCATTATCAACAGATCTAACTCTATCTATCAATGATACTAATATAGCATGTTGTGCATCTAATTTAGCATCCAATCTCTTCTCTGTAGTAGCTAAAGCTTCAGCTAATTTATCATCAACAGTATCTATTTTAGTTTCCATACCTATAATTATACGAGTAAGTAGTTTCCAAACAAAAAGCCCTAAACCAAGGGTCATAGCTATTGGAAAACCAACATCATTTATTAAGGTAACTATTTCGTTCATTCTGGTGGTTCTGGAAATTCTACTTCTATTCGTTTTAAGTCTTTGTCATAAGTATTAGGTAAATCACGTAAAGCTTGTCTATAAGTAGCCCATTCCGCTTTTTTTGAGTCGGATAAAGGGCTATCTGCAGCTTGTGTCCAATCAGTAGACTCAAGTATTCTGTCTCTGTCTTGCCTAAGCATAGCTAAAGTGTCTTCGGCACTTTCAACCTTTGGTTGCCTATCAATAAAAACTACAGGGTCAGTTATAGGCAGCTGTATTTTTTCATATAACTCAAGGTCGATTAGATTGTCTATAACTACTATTTCTTCATTAGGCCCTAAGAATTTCATATCTCTTACAGTTTTTCCCTCAGGAAAATCGTTTGGTATATAAGCTGACCCTTGCCCCATAATAACTCCAGTTGTTTTATCATAGGTTACAATGTTTTTAAGTTCTTCTGTCATTACGCTTTCCTAAAATTTGTCGAACTAACAAAGGCTCTAGCACTAGGCGAAGTGGTGCCAAATTTAAAAATATCGTGCATAAAAGCAAAAGTATTAAAAACATAATAATCACCAGCTGTTAAAGAGAAAGCTCTAGCTCTAGTGTGTAAGAAATCAGCATTAACTCCCGCTACAAAATCACTTTCACTTTGATTAGTGTTAGTAATTGAAGTGTCATAAAAAGAAGAATTTTGACTATAACTAGTAACAGAAGTAGTAGTTCTATGTGCTCCTGCCTGTCCAAAAAATTCAAAACCAAAAATAAAACTATATGTACCACTATTATCAGGCCTAAAGGTAAATTGAACAATTGGACGTAAGAGGTTGGGCATAGTATAAGTAAGACCAGATCCATCAGTAACACTTTGACCAGTATGTGTATTTGAAGTATCTCTATGATATGGCGAGGCTAAACCAAAAGTTTGAAACCATATGTTTGTATTAGTAGAGGTAGAATATAAATATCCAGGTTGAGTTGCAGGGTTAGTTAATATAGCAGTGCTAGTCCCTACAAACCCAGTAGTAGCACTTACTGCTTTACCGGCTACATCTAAACTGCCAGTAGTAATTTTAACAGCATTTAACTCAGTAATCTTAGCGTTAGTAATAGCAGCATCCTCTATTAATGCGGTAGTAATTTGACCAGTACCGATTTTAGCTGTAGTAATAGTAGCGTTAGCTATTTTTGCTGCATCCACTGCTAAATTTGCAATTTTTGCATTTACTATAGCTGCATCAACAATTTGTGCTGTAGCAATAGCAGCAGTGCCAATAACACCATCATTAGCTACAATAGCGTTAGTCGCAATCTTTCCAGCGATAACTGAGTTAGCCGCTAAAATATCAGAAGTTATTGTACCGTCAGCAATTTTAGTATTCGTTAAAGTTTTGTTAACTAATTTAGTGTTATCAATAATTGCATCTTGAATTCTTGCAGCGTTTACTTGAGCAGTAGTAGCATTTACTGAAGAAGAAAACGTACCTGTTACATTATTAGTATTTACATGACGCACCCAGTAGTAAAAAGTTTGTGCAGTATCAACGGTATCTGACCAGACATTTGCACTCACTGTATCTACTCGAGTGGCAGAACCTAAATTATCACTACCATTACGCCAAACTTCAGTAAAAGCTAGATTGCTTATCTGTGGATCATTCCAATCAAGAGTAATTGTAGTAAAAGCAGCTCCTGCAGATAACCCGGTAGCTGCTGGTGGTACAGGAGCACTTGGGTCTGGTTGTAAAAATGAAGGTAAAGCAAAATCAGTAATACCTGTTCCTGCATTAGGGTCAAATGGTTTATCCCTTAACTCAGTAGCTAGACCACTATCAATTAATTCTCTTAAAGTTATAGCTCTATCTCTAGGATCACCTCGCCTACCTAACCGTACTTCTGAAGCTTCTTTAAGGGACTCTAAAACTCTTTTTATTTTTGGATCAAGATCTGCTGGGATATCTATGATTGCAGGTACTTTAGTTTTAACAACGGTAGCCATTAAATACCCCTTAATTCATCAATAGATTCCCCAATACATATTTCATTTATGGTATGCGCACCTGAAACTTCTATTGCATAAGTTTTATGTACTCCAGTAGGTAACCTTAAGATTGGTTCGGTAATTGTAGTAGCGCTAAAAGAAGTAGGGGCAGAACCTGCAACACTGAATACGGACCCTGAAGCAGTAATAGTAGCATCAAATATTTCTGTGCCATCACCAAATACTTTTACCGTAATACCAGAGCCAGAATATGCTTCGGCTTCTACTTTTACAAAGTTCATACTAGTAGGTCTAGCTAAAACAAATTCTTTTGT